GGAGGTCTTTTGGTGATAGATGTTTTGTTGCACCGCTTAAAGACAGTGTTGAAATACATAACGTTTTAGAGCAAAACCTTATTGGTGTATTAAAATATGGTAATAGTGCGTTAGAAGCGCTAGAAATCAACGAGGGAGACCTTATAGGTTACAAACCTTTTGGTGAATATGAATTTTTAGTTGATGGCCAGCGTTTGTATTGTATGAAATCAAATGATATTATAATAAAACATGAACGTCAAGGAAACGAAGAAGAATATAATCCAAGCTGGGCACAGAGCGGTTGAAGAACTTATTAAAGTTGCAAAAGAAGCTATTGTTGATTCTGATGATGATATATCAGCTGATAGATTAAAAAATGCAGCTGCTACAAAAAAGCTAGCTATATTTGATGCTTTTGAAATACTTAATCGTATTAAAGAAGAAGAAGATATGTTAAACGACAAACCAAAAGAAGAAAAGAAAAAAGAAGCTTTTGGCGGTTTTGCAGAAAGAAGATCTAAATAATGTACGAGCAAACTTTATATAAAGTAATTGACCATATAAAACCTCATGTAATAAAAAGATTAAATAAATCTAAAAAATGGGAGTATGGATATAATAAAGAATATGATGTTGTTGTTATATCTAAAACTGGTCAAATAGGTGATGTTTATGAAATACAAAATTTAAAAATAGCGTTACCAAAAGAAAAAAATGTTAATAAAGATTACGACAAGTGGCAAGTGCACGAGTATCCTAAGGCATTAAAAAAGATTAAAACAATATTTGACTGGAAACAATATCCAGATGATTTTAAAGAAAAATGGTATGCGTATATTGATAGAGAATTTGCTAAGCGTCACGAAGGCTATTGGTTCACTAATAAAGGTAAAGTTACTTATATTACTGGTACTCATTACATGTACCTGCAGTGGTCCAAGATTGATGTTGGGCAAGCAGATTTTAGGGAAGCAAACAGATTATTCTTTATATTCTGGGAAGCTTGTAAAGCAGATAAACGTTGCTACGGAATGTGCTACCTCAAAAACAGACGGTCTGGTTTTTCATTCATGGCATCAGGCGAAACTGTCAACCTTGCCACTATCTCTAGTGATGCTAGATACGGTGTCTTATCAAAGTCAGGGGCTGATGCGAAGAAAATGTTTACCGATAAAATCGTACCAATTTCCGTCAACTATCCATTTTTCTTCAAACCGATTCAAGATGGTATGGATCGACCCAAAACAGAACTTGCATACAGAGTTCCAGCTAGTAGATTTACAAGACGTAAACTAGATAGCAACGAACAACTTGAAGAATTAGAAGGATTAGATACAACTATTGACTGGAAAAACACTGGAGACAACAGTTATGATGGTGAAAAGTTAAAACTACTTGTGCACGATGAATCTGGTAAGTGGGAAAAACCTGACAATATATTAAATAACTGGAGGGTTACAAAAACTTGTTTACGATTAGGTTCTAGAATTATAGGTAAGTGTATGATGGGATCAACGTCAAATGCTTTAGATAAAGGAGGTAGAAATTATAAAAAATTATATGATGACTCAGACGTTACCAGAAGAAACCGCAATGGGCAGACTAGCTCGGGATTATATAGCTTGTTCATACCTATGGAGTGGAATTACGAAGGATACATCGATTCTTATGGCCTACCTGTCTTTGAGACACCGCAAAAACCTAAAAAAGGACCAGACGGCTTTCCCATTGAAATCGGTGTTATCGAACACTGGGAAAATGAAGTAGATGGCCTTAAGAACGATCCTGATGCACTCAATGAACTATATAGACAGTTTCCACGTACTGAAAAACATGCGTTTAGAGATGAAACTAAACAATCTTTGTTTAATTTAACAAAAATATACGAACAAATAGATTATAATGAAGATTTAAAACACTCTACTATTATAACACAGGGTAATTTTCAGTGGGTAGATGGGATTAAAGATACAAGCGTTATGTTTGTTCCAAGTAAACAAGGTAGATTTTTTGTTTCATGGGTTCCTAACGAAAGCCAACAAAATAAAATTATTATCAAAAATGGTGTAAAATACCCTGCAAATGAACATATGGGCGCTTTTGGTTGTGACTCATATGATATATCAGGAACAGTAGATGGTAGAGGATCTAAAGGATCACTTCATGGGTTAACAAAGTTTACAATGGACGATTGTCCACCTAATTTATTCTTTTTAGAATATATATCAAGACCACAAACCGCAGAAATATTTTTTGAAGATGTTCTTATGGCTTGTGTTTTTTATGGGATGCCACTTCTTGCTGAAAATAATAAACCAAGGTTGTTATATCATTTTAAAAGAAGAGGTTATAGAGGTTACTCTATGAACAGGCCTGATAAAACAATGTATAAATTATCTGTTGCTGAAAAAGAAATAGGTGGTATACCTAATTCAAGTGAAGATGTTAAGCAAGCTCACGCAGCTGCTATTGAAGCTTATATAGAAATGTTTGTTGGTTATAACAATGAGCAATATGGGACAATGTACTTTCAAAGAACATTAGAAGATTGGGCGGCGTTTGATATAAACAATAGAACAAAACACGATGCATCTATAAGCTCTGGTTTAGCTATCATGGCTTGTAATAAAAACAAATATAGACCCATACCTGAAACTGTAAGACAACCTGTTAATTTAAGTTTTGCAAAATATAATAACAAAGGTAGAGAATCAAAAATAATTAATTAGATGAAATTAAACACTGGTGTTAATAGTGCGTTTCCTGATCAGATGGTATCTGAAGAGGAAAAGAGAAGTTTAGAATATGGGTTATTGGTAGGACAAGCTATTGAGTATGAATGGTTTAGAGGTGGTAGAGTTAATGGTAGTAGATGGAATACAGGTTACCAAAATTTTCATAATCTTAGATTATATGCTAGAGGAGAGCAAAACGTACAAAAATATAAAGATGAATTATCTATAAATGGTGATTTATCTTATTTAAATTTAGATTGGAAACCAGTTCCTATTATACCTAAATTTGTAGATATAGTAGTAAATGGTATTGCATCTAAAAATTATGATATAAAAGCTTTTTCACAAGATCCTTTTGCTTTAAAACAAAGAACTCAATATGCAACTAACATAGTTAGAGATATGTACTCTCAAGATTTGTTAGAAACAGCAAAGCAAAATACTGGTCAAGACTTTTCACAATCAAATATTCCAGCCGTAGATCTTCCAAGAACTAAAGAAGAATTAGAATTGCATATGCAATTAAGCTATAAACAAAGTATAGAAATAGCTGAAGAAGAAGTTATAAACAATGTTTTAGCTAATAATAAATATCATTTAACTAAAAAAAGAGTTATTGAAGATATTACAACAATAGGTATAGGATCTGTAAAAACAAATTTTACTAAATCTAATGGTGTTTTAGTAGAGTATGTTGATCCTGCTAATTTAGTATATTCTTATACTAATGATCCTAATTTTGAAGACATATATTATGTAGGTGAAATAAAGTCAATGACTTTAGCTGAAATTAAAAAAAGGTTTCCATATTTAACTGATCAAGAGTTAGAAAAAATGGTTAAATATCCAGGTAGAGATGGTTATATAGCTAATCCTAATTATGACAACGATTTAGTTCAAATATTATTTTTTGAATACAAAACGTTTATTGATCAAGTTTTTAAAATAAAACAAACTGATACTGGTTTAGAAAAAACTTTAGAAAAACCAGATACTTTTAATCCTCCACCTAGCGATAACTTTAATAGAGTATCAAGATCTATAGAGGTTTTATTTAGTGGCGCTAAAGTAATGGGTGTACCTCAAATGTTAGAGTGGAAATTAGCTGAAAATATGACAAGACCAGTTTCTGACACAACAAAAGTTAACATGAACTATACTATGTGTGCGCCTAATTTATATCAAGGCCGTATAGAGTCTCTTGTTAGTAGAATAACTGGTTTTGCCGATATGATACAATTAACATCGTTAAAATTACAACAAGTAATTCAACGTATGGTTCCAGATGGGGTTTTTGTAGACGTAGATGGTTTAGCAGAAGTTGATTTAGGTAATGGTACCAATTATAATCCACAGGAAGCATTAAATATGTATTTCCAGACTGGTAGTATAGTTGGTAGAAGCTTAACACAAGATGGTGATCCTAATAGAGGTAAAGTACCTATTCAAGAATTACAAACATCTAGTGCAAACGGAAAAATATCATCACTTGTAAATACATATCAGTATTATTTACAAATGATAAGAGACGTAACAGGTCTTAATGAAGCACGAGACGGCAGTTTACCAGACAAAGACGCTTTAGTCGGATTGCAAAAAATGGCTGCCAACGCTTCTAACATTGCTACAAAACATATTTTAGACGCTAGCTTATATTTAACTTTAAGAGCTTGTGAAAACGTTTCATTGAGAATAGCAGACGCTTTAATGTTTCCTTTAACAGCTAACTCTTTAAAAGAAAGCATATCTGTTTTTAATGTTCAAACGTTAAAAGAAATAGATTCTTTAAATCTTCATGATTTTGGTATATTTTTAGAACTAGAACCTGATGATGAAGAAAAAGCACAGTTAGAACAAAATATTCAAATAGCATTACAAAATCAAGGTATTGATTTAGAAGACGCTATAGATATTAGACAAATAAAAAATCTTAAGTTAGCAAATCAAATGCTTAAGCTTAAAAGAAAGCAAAAGCAAGAAAGAGATCAAGCTAATCAACAACAAATGATTCAAGCTCAAGCACAGGCCAATATGCAACAGTCTGAACAAGCGGCTATGAATGAAGTTGAAAAACAGCAAGCTTTAGCACAAACTGAAATACAAATTGAACAAGCTAAGTCTCAGTTTGAAATACAGAGAATGGAACAAGAGGCGTTAATTAAAAAACAATTAATGGCTGAAGAGTTTAATTATCAATTACAATTAGCTCAAGCAAAAATAAATACCGATAGACAAAAAGAACAATTTATAGAAGATCGTAAAGATAAAAGAACTAAAATACAAGCAACGCAGCAATCAAAAATGATTGAGCAACGTCAAAATGACTTGTTACCTACAGATTTTGAATCAGCAGGTATGGATAATTTAGGCGGATTTGGTTTAGAGCAGTTTGAACCGCAATAAACTATTTATTAATTTTTATTATTATATTATATTATGTCAGAAGAAGTAAAACAGGAAGGTACTTTTAAAATTAAAAGTAAACCTAAACAATTAATTAAAAAAGACAACGTTATTAAAGTTGATCTTTCTAAAAAAGAAGAAAAAGATGCCGTTCAAGTCGGAGAAACAAAGGAGGTGGCTGTGGAAGAACAAACCGGAAATAGCCCTCAAGTGGACCAACAAGTATCAGAGTCCAGCAAAATTCTTGAAGATAAACAAGAGCAACCAACAATTAAAGAAATTGTAGAAGAAAAACCTATTGAAGAAAAAGTTGAGGAAGAAATACAAGAAATAGGTGAAAAAATTGAACAAAAAGTTATTGCTCCTACTCCAGAAGAGTCAAGAGAAATAGCTAAGCTACCAGAAAACATAGAAAAAGTTGTAGACTTTATGAAAGAAACTGGTGGAACATTAGAAGATTATGTAAGATTAAATGCTGATTATTCTAATGTAGACAACGATACTCTTTTAAGAGAGTATTATAAACAAGCCAAATCACACTTAGATTCAAGTGAAATTAACTTTATGATTGAAGATAATTTTTCATATGATGAAGAAGTGGACGAGGAGCGTGAGATTCGTAAAAAGAAACTTGCGTATAAAGAAGAGGTTGCTAAAGCCCGAAAGCATTTAGATGGTTTAAAAAGTCAATACTACGAGGAAATCAAGTTGAGACCTGGTGTGACGCAAGACCAACAAAAAGCAATGGACTTTTTCAATCGCTATAATGAAGAGCAAAACACAGCTCAACAACAACATGAGGACTTTAAGTCTAATACTAAAAACTATTTTACTAATGAATTCAAAGGTTTTGATTTTCAAGTTGGTGAAAAAAAATTTAGATACGGAGTTAAAAACCCTAATGAAGTTGCAGATAAACAATCGAATATTACAAACACAATTAAGAAGTTCTTAGATGACAAAGGTAATGTAAAAGATGTTAAAGGTTATCACAAAGCTATGTATGCCGCTGACAATGTTGACAAAATTGCACAACATTTTTATGAGCAAGGTAAATCCGATGCTACTAAAAATTTAGTTGCAAAATCTAAAAACATAACAGAAGATGTAAGGCCTTCGCCTACAGGAGATGTATTTGTTGGAGGATTAAAAGTTAAATCAATCAGTGGTCTTGATTCTTCAAAACTGAAGATTAAAACAAGAAAATTTAACTAAAAACAAAATTAATTATTATGGGACAAATTACTCCTGTGTTTGGAAGTATTATACCTTCTCAACAACAATTAGCGCTACAAGGAAACTATTTAGCGTTTAATACTGGTGGTGCAAATGACTTTATCCAGCAGTATCTACCTGAAGTTTACGAACAAGAGGTAGAAAGATATGGAAACAGAACTTTAAACGGTTTCCTTAGAATGGTTGGCGCTGAAATGCCAATGACATCTGATCAAGTTATTTGGTCAGAACAAAATAGATTACACGTTTCTTATGAAAATGTAGCTCAAACTGGTGGTGCAGGTGTTGCACAATTAGAATTTGCTTTAGGTGGTAACCCAGCTGTATCAAATGCTATTTTTCCAAATGATACAATTGTTGTAATGAACCCATCTACTGGTGTTACACTAAAAGGTGTGGTAAGAACAAGTTTACCAGGTGGTATTGGACAAAGAGTTATTGCTTATCCATTTACTGCAGCTAACTGGGATGCTTTAGGAGTTGGAGCTACAAACCTTAAAATGTTTGTTTACGGTTCTATCTTTGCTAAAGGAACTGTTGGACCTGTAGATAATGGCTTAGGTGCTGGATCTTACAAGTCTATTCAACCTTCATTTACTCAATATTCTAACAACCCAATTATCATAAAAGATTCATTCCAAATCAATGGTTCTGATATGGCACAAATTGGATGGGTAGAAGTTGCTACAGAAGATGGAACATCAGGATACTTATGGTATCTAAAGTAT